GAAGAGTTGGCAAATCAAGCAATCTCTCAGCGCAACAAAATCATTGGTAAACTCACTGGAACTAAAAAAGAGGTGCTGGGAAGGTTATCTGCAACTGGGCCGCTTGTAGATATGTCTGCAACGGCTAAAAAAGCTGAAGACTTGGCGCTTAAACTTGAGAGTGTAAGTCCTACTGCAAACAAGCAGGCGATTGACGAACTCCTTAATTTCGCGACTGAAATTACAGGAAAGACACCCGAGCAGGTTGAAGAGAGAAGAAAGATTCTTTTCAAGAGTCTAAGTGACCCAACTATCGGTACTCCAAAGGACACTGCATCGAAATACTACGAGCAGATTTATGATTCGTTAAACCAAGACCTTGGGAATCACATCAAGCAGTTTGGAAAGCCAACCGATTTTGTAAAATGGAAGGTATCAAACAAAACTTTGTCTGATCTTGCTGAAGAACTCAAAGTGAGTTCGTATAAATCGCTTCTTAAAAAGGGAGAGTTGACCCCTGAAGCTGTGAACGGCGTTTTGTTTACACAAAATAAAAGCAGCATTGAAAGGCTCTACAGGAACCTGTCAACAGAAGGACGTGAAATTGGGAGAGCAGCAATCATTTCCAAGGCCTTAAAGAATGCCACAGATCCGTCTGGCGTAGTTATTCCAAATCGCTTTGCAACTCAGCTTGGTGATCTTCAAGATCAGGTCAACGTGTTCTTTACCGGTTCTGATTTGCAATCTTTGCAAGGTCTTCAGAAGGCACTGAACTACACTCGCAGGGCCGGTGAGTTTGCCGCCAATCCACCCACTGGCGTCCAGCTTGCAAATACAGCTCCGCTTGCTACATGGGGTGCTCTTGTTGCAAAATTTGGTCCTGAAACAGCAATTGCTATTGGCGCCTTAAACACCGGTCTTGTTCGCCTATACGAATCAAAAGCTGGCAGGAACTTGCTCGCGCAACTTGGAAGGGTAAAGAGCAACAGCAGTTCAGAGCGGACGGTATTGACCAGTATTGCAAACTATCTTGGCTCCAATAAGGACCTGCTCGAGCCACAGCAACAACCAACTCAAGAGTAACACCATGTCATACATCATCGAGTCACCTTTCCCGTCGTTCAACGACACCGACGGCTCTCCGCTCAACAACGGTTACGTCTACGTTGGATCCGCCAACCTGAACCCTGTCACGGACCCGATACCGGTCTACTGGGACGAGGCCCTCACCCAGCCGGCCGCGCAGCCCATCCGGACCATCAACGGCTACCTCTCGCGTAACGGCTCCCCAGGACGCATCTACACAAGCTTCGTCACCTACTCCTTCCGCGTCACCAACAACAAGGGCGAGCAGGTGTTCTCAGACCTCAACTACACCGACCCGACTTCCAACGCCGGCAGTACCTACCAGCAGGTCATCACGGCAATCGCAGGACAGACGGTGTTCAACTTGAGCCGCACCTACATCCCTGGGACCAACAACCTGTTCGTCTACCGCAACGGTCTTCGCCTCATCGCCGGTCAAGACTACAACGAGACCGGCTACAGCCAAGTCACGCTGACGGCTGGCGCCGACAACGGGGACGAGTTCGTGTTCGACATCGGCTACAACTACGACAGCGCAGCCAGCGTTGACGCGCAGGACGTCACCTACAAACTGCCTGCGATTGACTCGGTGTTCACCAACGTCGAAGCGAAGCTGTCGGAGATTGTCAGCGTGAAGGACTTCGGTGCGGTCGGGGATGGCATCACGGACGACACGGAGGAGATTCAGGCGGCGTTAAACACTGGAAGGGTTGTATATCTTCCGGAAGGAACTTATCAAATTAGCTCTGCTCTTACCATAACACAAAACAACACTGGCATAAGAGGCGATGGATTTGGAAGCGTGATTAGAACAACATCAGCAACAGAAGATGTTTTTACAATCGGAGATGGAACAAATGAAATTAGCGGACTTCTGTTTTCTGATTTTGTTGTGTGGTCAACTGTAACAAAGTCATCTGGATTTGCATTCAACAACAGATTTATTACAGATTCAACGTGGAGCAATGTTAGCGCAGGAACCATTGATCTGTATGTGGCAAATAGCAACGCGCATAGGCTTTTTGATGGATTCTATTTTAATCGGTTTTCTCAATGCTCTATAGAGGGAGGCCAAGTCGTTGTAAGTAACGACGGAATAAAAGCTCGGGGAAACTCTGATCAAAGTTTCGGCGCAGAGCTTTCAGTTGATGGCGGACTAAGAATCTACAAAGCTGGCGGCAAGGGAGTTTACCTTGGGGGAGCGTGTGGTGGCGTCTATCTGGATCGGGTTGATTTGTCGGAATGCTATCGCGGTGTGTACATGGACAGCCTGCTAGCTGGGATCACAAATCGGGAAGTGTTTCTTGAGAGTGGGTTGACGATTGATTCATGTACTGGTTGGGGTGTCAATGTTGAGGCAAATGGAGTCGCTTTGTTGGAGGCAGATGGCCCTTGGGTTTCAGCGTGTGGAAGTGTTGCTACTGGAGAGGGTGGAATTAAAGTTGCTCCATCGGCTGGGGTCTCCGCTAGATGGTCTAACTTGCGCGTCAATTATTGCTATTACGATGGCGTGCAGATTAACGATGGAGCACATGTTTTTTCTGGAGGATACATACGAAACTGCGGAACTGGATCTTCAGGTGGAAATGGATTAACCATTGCAGCCTTGTCGCAAGCAACAGTGACAGGCATGATGATTCACAATAACGGAAACGCGACCCGAGGATACGGCATCCGGATAGAAGGAACTGTTACTAACTACAACATTCAGTCCAACTCATTTTTCGGTAATGGACAGCTTGCAATTTATCAGCCTAGCGGGCCAGATCTGAATAAAATCATTCGAGACAACAGAGGTTGGGTGACTGAAAACTCTGGAACTGCAAACATTGCAAATGGAACAACAAGCGTTGTTGTGAATCACGGACTTGCTGATGTTCCAACCTTAGTTCAGGTAACGGCAGCAGGAGCGCAAGATGCCGGGGCCTATTGGTTTGTTGCGCCCAGCAGCTTTACAGCAACACAGTTCACATTGACCTACAGTATGATAGCAACAGCTCAACGCGATTTCTTTTGGAGAGCAACTAGAGGACAAGCATAACGCCATGAGCCACCCGCACCAAGACCCGCCTCCCATCGACATCGACATCCTCTGGTTCGACCCACGCAGCTAACACAACAAACAGATACCCTATGAGCAGCAAAGCATTTCAGAACGCAGACAAGCTGAACGGAATCGTCTCGGTTCTTGAGTTCGGAGCAAGAGGAGACGGGGTTACGGATGACACGGCGGCGATTCAGGCTGCTATCAATAGCGTGGCAACAGGAGGCACTGTTAATCTTCCAACTGGAACGTATAAAGTAACAACTCAGCTTCAGATTCAATCTCCAGTAAGTTTAGTTGGAGAAAATGCCACTGTTTTACTTTCGACAACTACAAGTGGAACAATTTTGAATTTATCCACCGTTTCTTCGTGGTCCTTTGATTCTGGCCCAACAGTTGATTCGATAATTTTTAAGTCTTCTGTAGTTAGATCGTCTGGAGAATTTATTAGATCCAGTGGAGTTTATTATATCCAAATTAAGAACTGTCAGTTCTTAAATGGATACAATGGAATTACTCATACTGGGATTGCCACAAATGGATTCAATGTTTCTGATTGTATTTTTGCAAATAATACAAATAAAAACATTGTCATTGATTCAGTGACAACGGGAGGGCCTGCCGCGCAAGGATCTACTGACATCACGTTAAAAAACCTTACGATCAAAGGTCAGTCTTCGATCTTGCAATCACTAGCAGGAATTAGCATTTCATCCTGTGGTAATGGTGTTATTTCAAATGTATCAACATTGCATTCTGGAAATGGACTTGAGTTGATTCCAAATGGAACAGCATCAAGAATCCAGGCGCTGTTTGTTTCAGACAGTTATTTTGATTCTGGAAATAAGTACGGAGTCTTTATTTCTGGAGGATTTGTAAATCTAGTTAAACTTTCTCAAGTTTGGGCATGTTCAAACACAAGAGGAGGAATACTTGTTTCTGGAACTGTAACCGCCCCTGTGCAGCAGGTTGATTTTGTTTCAGTCCAAGCATCTGGAAACACAAGTGCATCAGGTGGATCTGGAGATGGTCTTTACATTGAACAGTACGCTACCAATATAAATGTTTTTGGGTGCTCGTTTGGTGGAAATACCGGGAATGGAATTGCTGTTGCTTCTGGCATTACAGATTTCAAAATAAGTAATTCCACCTGTGGAGACACTGGTGAGTTTGTTGGCAATTCTCAGTGGGGAATTTACATCGCTTCGGGCGCATCAAATAGTTATGTGGTTTCAAATAATAATTTATTTGGGAACACAACAGGCGCACTTTTTGACGGAGGCACTGGAACGAACAAAACAGTCTATCCAAACATTGGAGCTGGAACTGCAATTACGACAAACGCAGTTCCCTCTGTAGACTGGGGAATTGACTGTGCGAAGCAAGGTGCCGTGTTAATTGCAAATGGAACTCCGTACCAGCTTGGTGTTGGGTCTGGGCTTGTACTGCTTCACAGCAACACGACTGGCGACCTTGGAATGTTTTTGGCCTTTGCTGGCACAGTTACAAAGGTATCTGGGGCCGCAACAATGGTGTCTGGAGCTGCTGGGGCGAGCCAAATTGGACTCGCATACAACGGAGGAACTGGAAAATATGAAATCTCTAATGGATATGTTGCAGCTCAGGAAATAAACATTTCCGCACTCAAAACGCGCTTAGCATCCTGACACTATGAGCAGCAATTTTTTTTCAAAATATATGAACCTTTACGACTACTGCCTAGAGACCCCTGTGTATCAGCAACTGCACGAGCACTGGCTCCAGCATGGATACGACGTATGAACAACGCGCCTCAACAAGACCCGCCTCCAATCGACATCGATATTCTCTGGTTTGATCCAAGGAACTGACATGCACCACCTCGCTCACTCCCTCATCGCTCTCGCCATCCAGTCCGTCATCGCTCTTGCAAGCGGTGATTGGTGGACGGGCGCGGCGGCAGGTGCCTCGTACTTCTGGGGCCGCGAATACGCTCAAGCTGAGTCCCGCAACATCGAGCACAACTACGGTGGACGCAGGGCGAATATGCCCTTCTGGGGCGGCCTAGAGGCCCGTGCGTGGACGCTCAAGGGCATCACTGACTTCGTTTACCCAACCGCTGCGGTTGTCGCCGTGGCACTCATCGCAACACACACACACCCATGAAATACATCCTCGCACGTTTAATGGAGCCATCCACATGGCGCGGCATCATCAGCCTGCTCACGGTCTTCGGAGTTAAGATTGCGCCTGACCAAGCGGACGCTATCCTCACGGCCGGCGTGAGCGTTTACTCAGCCATCAACATCTTTCGTAAGGAGAAACCGTGATAGCCGACCTGCTCATTGAACCCATGGTAAACCAGCTCATCGCCCAAGGGCCGCTTGCGCTCGCAATGGCCACCGCCATTTGGTATCTCAGCAACAAAATCCGCGAGTGCGAGGATGACCGGAAGGAGCTGTGGAAGAAGGTGAGCGAAATCTCGGAGCGATTCTTCCACGAGCACAAATGATTCTCTCTGACGACGGTCTAAAGCTCATCGTCGACTTCGAGGTGGGCGGCGGTGAGGAGTACTACCGCAAGTTCCTCCAGAGTCCTACTTGGCCTGGGGAGCAGAGTGGAGTTACGATTGGGATTGGCTACGACTTGGGCTACACCACACCGCAACAGTTTGAGGAAGCGTGGGAGGAACTGCTCCCCGAGTCCGACTACCTTGCGCTCACCGCCGCCCTCGGAATCAAGGCAAACGCAGCCCGCGAACTCCTGCACGCTTCACCCGCAATGCGCTCTATCGTAGTGCTTTGGCAGAAGGCCGTTGAGGTCTTCCAGAAGAACACGTTGCCCATGTTCTACCTGCGGATGCTGCGCATTTACCCTCAGGCCGAAGACCTTCCGGACGAGGCGCGGGACGCTCTTATCTCGTTGGTGTTCAACCGTGGCACGGCCCTCGCGGGGGACAGGCGTTCCGAGATGCTTGGCATCCAGAACGCGATGCGCGACCGCCGGTTCTACGACGTACCGGAACTCATCCGGTCGATGAAGCGTTTGTGGCCGAACACCAAAGGTTTACAACGCCGCAGAGACGCTGAGGCGGCTCTGTTCGAGAAGGCGCTTGAGCCTAAGCGTAAGCGATAAACTCAAGGCCCTTGCCTTTGATTTGCGGGAGCATACCGTTCTCGTCGTAAATCCCTGCGCCTTTGGGGATAATCGTGTCCGGAGGCAATGCGCTGCCCATAGTGGCAATGGGCCCCGAGTCGGAGTGTACCTTCGGGGCGAGGACAAGCAGCCCCGCTTGAATGCCGTGAACGCCGGTGTATTTCTCAATCAGAGCGTCAAAAGAGACAGGTTCCATGGCTCAACACGTTGCAGGGAAGCAGCTTGCGACAAAAGGAAAAAAGATGTTGCGATACGCAAAAAATGCGTACATGTTCATCCCCGCCATGAGCTACCAAATAGATGCGAGGCACATGGTCTTCCGGTTCGGTGGAAAGAACCTGCTCTGGAAGAAGTTGGTGTTGTCGGGGGTACTTGTGCAACCGAGAACAATATCAACATGGATTCGCAGACGGAAAATCCCGCTGGAGAAGTTTGCTGCGCTTGTGGCGCTTGCACACCGCGAAGGCTGGGTGCTTCGACTCGAAGACGTGTGCCATAAACTGAAACGTGAACTAGAAAATGAACCTGAAAAAAATGCGGGAGGAGATAGCCAAACGGCTCACAAAAATCTCCGCCCTTGAAGAAGAAATCCAAACGCTGGAGCAAGCCATCATGCAAGAGCATGGGGCGAACCTCCAGAACCTGCTGGCAGAGTCAGGCCGTGGATACGGTCAACTCACAACGGAAGTGGACGGCGTAAAGCTGACGTACGAGGTCAAGGCGACCTACCTGTGGGATCAGGGCAAGTTGCAGGCTCTGTACGAGTCGCTGCCACTTGCTGACGCACGGGAGCTTGTCACCACCAAGATGTCGGTGTCGGCCAAGACCATCGAGCGCATCGGAAACGAAGACGTGCTGCGGCGCGTTATGGAAGCGCGTACCACCAAGTTCAGTGAGCCCCGTATCACCTTCGTAAAATGAGCCTGCGCATCATTAAAGCAGACGAGCGCCTCAAACGCACATCGGATTGTGTGAAGGCGGTTGTGTTCGGACCTGCCGGTGTTGGTAAAACCTACCAAGCCCGCACGCTGGATGCGAAGAGCACGCTCTTTGTTGACCTCGAAGCCGGCACGCTGGCGCTAGGCAAAGACTGGAAGGGCGACTGCCTCGACATTCGCGGCACGTCAAACGAGATGGGTGCTCATCCGTGGGAGCTGGCTAAGGCCATCGCCCTGTGGCTGGGAGGGCCGGACCCTGCCGACGCAAACGGTTCCTACTCGAAGTCGGCTTACGAGTCCGTTGTGAAGGCATTCGGGCCGGCGTCTGGACACGAACAGTACGAGACGCTGTTCGTTGACTCCATTACCGTCGCGAGCCGGATGTGCTTCGCGTGGTGTCAGCAGCAACCCGAGGCGTTCAGCGACAAGACCGGCAAGCCCGACACCCGTGGGGCCTACGGGCTTCTTGGACGCGAGATGATTCGCTGGGTGACCCAGCTCCAGCACTGCCACAAGAACGTGGTGCTGGTGGGGATTCTGGAGCAGCAGGAGGATGAGCTAAAGAGGAAGTACTGGGACGTTCAAATCGAGGGCTCGAAGACGGGCCGCGAGTTGCCTGGTATCTTTGACCTCGTTCTGACGCTTCAGAACTTCGAGGCAGAGGACAAGTCGCAATACCGCGCCTTCGTCTGCCACCAACAAAACCCGTGGGGCTACCCCGCAAAAGACCGCTCCGGTACGCTGGAGCTTCAAGAACCCGCTGACCTTGGGAAGGTGCTCGCCAAGAT